GATAATCAAGATAACAGCCAAGCAATTGCAGACGCAATAAAATTAGTTACTGAATTATTTGCTAACAAACCAAATCCAAATGACTGGATGGGATGGGATGCTTTAGACGTTAAAATTGGCGCGCCATCAGGTACAAATGTTTTGCAATGGGTAATATTAGACGGTGATAGCGTACAAAATGAAGCTTTAAATATTGTTAGTTATATTAAAGCAAAAGGATTGAGTAAATTATTAGGTTATTCAACTTGGTTTAATAGAACAATTACTATAAATGATATTGCGGACAAATTAGCAAGGGGAGGATTTCAGCAAGAAGCTGCAATTATTAGAGCAGGTAAACAAATAAGCCCAGTTACACCAGGAACAACAGATACAACAAAAGCAGGAATGAATATTTGGGTAATTTTAGCTTTAGCTGGTGCAGGAATTTATTTTATAAGCAAAAAGAAATGATGTTTAATATAAACCAAGAAGTAAAAAAATTCGGTCAAATTGGATTGAATTTAGACGAAGAAAGCAAGCAAAAAGCACTTAAAACTGCTGGCGCTGCTGCACTTGTTGCTGCTGGTGGTGGATTAAATATTGCAGCAGATGCGGCATTGATAATTTCGCAAATAGATTTAATGTTTTCTTTATTTAAAAACAAACCAAATCCAAATGACTGGATGGGATGGGATGCTTTAGACGTTAAAATTGGCGCGCCTATTGGTACAAATGCTTTGCAATGGGTAATATTAGATGGTGATAGCGTACAAAATGAAGCTTTAAATATTGTTAGTTATATTAAAGCAAATGGCACTAAAAATTTATTAGGTTTTTCAAAATGGTTTAATAGAACAATTACTATAAATGATATTGCGGACAAATTAGCCAGGGGCGGTTTTATTGAGGAAGCTAATTATATTAAATTACAAAATTTGCCAGTTGTAACTAATGTTACACCACCAGTACAAACAATTACACCAATATCCAATACACCAACACAAACTAAAATGAATATTTGGGTTACTTTGGGTTTATTTGGTGCTGGCTTATTTTTAATAACAAAAATGAAAAAATAATGACTTTAGCGCAAAAAAAAGCAAGGGAAAATTTTAAAAAAGCTATTGAATATAGAAAAAAAACTGGTTGCAGTTTAAAGCAGGCTTTTGCACATATTAAAAGTAAAAGCACAGTTATAAAGAAAAAAGCTACACCTAAAAAGAAAGCAGTTAAAAAAGTTGCTGGATATGTAAAAACAATTAAAAAAGGCGGAAAAACTGAAGTTTTATATACAAACAATAAAAATGCTGAAAAAGTAAAAAAATATTCAAAAGCTTTAAAATTAATGCCTGGATCAGCAAAACAAAAAAGTTTATTTGGCGTAAAAAAGAAAACAGTTAAAAAACCTAGTGAACAAAGTATATTAAACAAAATTCACAAAGTAAAAAAAGACGTTGACAAATTAGACGAAGCACAACATAAACACATGAGCATTGGTAATGTTAAACATGAATTATTAGAAAAATTAATGCATATCAATAAAGACATTGTTGATTATAATAATAGAATAAAAAATATTCAAAATAATTTACCATTAAAAGATAAATATCAAAAAATTTTTTCGAGAGAAATGATAAAAAATTATAAGAATATTATAAGTGAATTAAAAACACATTCAAGAGAATTAAAAAAACATATTTAACATTTTTCAATAATTAAAAAAAACAAAATGGCACGTACAAAAAGACACCACAAGAAGCCTGTACACCACCGCCGCCGCCGTATGGGTGGAATTGGTGCTGTTAAAGGATCTGCTATGACAGCAGTTTATGCAGTTGCAGGGGCAGCAGCCGCTCAACTTTTAAGTAAGGTTTTACCTTCTACTTTAGACGCAAGAATTTCAGCAGCAGCACCAGTTGCAGTTGGTTTGTTTTTGCCTAAATTAATTAAAGGCGAAGCTGGTAAAGGTTTAGCTACTGGAATGATTGCAGTAGGTGGACTTAAATTAGTTCAATCTTTTGGAGTATTAAACGGAATTGGCGCTTTAGCTAGTGATGTTAATTACTCTGTACCCTTGATTGGTGCAACATATAACAGAACAGGTTTAGTAGATCGTAGTTACACCACTCCTGCAATTGCTGGAATGGATGAATTAGGCTGCTAATACTTTTCCTTTCACCTTTATTTTATAAAAACAAAAAAATAATATATTATGGCAACTCAAATGGGCGCCCGCATGGTTTTTGAAAATGCAAAAAATTTGATTAATAGTTTAGGATATTCAACAGCGCACGCTAAATTAACTCAATCTTATTTACGTAGTGAGGTAGCTTTATCTACAAGCGTAGCAAATTACCACATACCAGTATTAGTAAATGACACCCAAAACGGGCAAGTCAGAGTTAACGAAAGGCGCTTAAATCTTCAGGACGTCTTCATAACGACCGAAATTGATGTCCTAATTGGTATTGGTTCATCTACTGCAACAGATGCAAAATTATACAGCTATCCAAATGCACAAACCTTTTCAACATCTGGCGCAGCAAATGCTTTGTACTCGATTTACAATGGCTACCTGAATTTAACTATTAATAATGACATGGTCATGCCGAGTTGGAGTGTTTTAAGACATTTATTTGTCCCACAAACACAAGGCGGCGTTGGTATTACTGCACAAACTATTTTTCCTATTGATCAAATTAGTTTTGCTGAAGATGCAAGTTACCCAGTAGAGCCAGGAATTGTAATGAATGGCGCTGCAAATATTAACTTTCAATTATCTTGTTCTGGTGCACCAGCAGCAATTCAAGCTAATAGCTTCATTTGTGTGATCCAACGTGGAATTTTAGCACAAAATACCACGACCGTAAAATAGTTGTTAAACTCGTCTTGCGGACAAAAAACGCTACCGCCGCCCGTCGGATATAACGGGCAACTTTTTTTCATTTTATCAACTTTATTTTATGAAAATAAAAAGGTTTGAGTCAGTAGAAATTCCAATACCGACAAGTTCAACTTTGACTAAATTTTATTTTAGTGATCAGCCGCAATTGCGCCAAGCTAAAATACAAGGTATTCAAGTTTACACACCTACTGCAATAACTAAAACGCCTTTAACTGGATCTACGCCAGCAACATTAGCGGACATAAAGCAAGCAACTCTTACTTTATATCAAGGTGATTTGCAAATAATATATAACTTGCCTTTGTTAGCTTTTAATAATATCCAAGATTTGACAAGCCCTAGCGTATGGGAATTGCCTGAAATGAATGATATAGACATTAGCTGGACAAAAAGTTATATAACATTAGCAACAGCAGCAGGAACAACAAACGTTGCGTTTAGTTTTGGTATTTATTATTATTTATAGATTAAGTTATGGCAGTTCAAAAAGCAATGGCGACGGGAACGGCAAAAGTAATGGACTGGTTCGACAGAAACGCAACCAGTCCTTATTACTCTGTTTACGAGATAATAAGCCCAACAAAAAAAGATTTATTGTTTTGTTCTAATGAAGATAGCCTGGACAATGCTAGAAACATTTTAGAGGAAAACATAGCAGCGTTTGAACAAAACGGTGTTAATACATTATATGCTTTAGTGTTACATCCTAAAAAGGAAAAAAGCGGTTATATTACTGCAAACACACCGAGCCACGCAATGTTAAAATTTAGACCAGCAGAGGAACAAGCAATAATTACAGGAGTACAACAACCAAGAGAGCCAAGTTTTGCATACATTCAATTGCTTGAAAAATTAAATGCCATTGAAAGCAGATTAAATGCAGAGGAAGCAATGGGAGAAATAGAGGAAGTTGTAGCACCAAATATTTGGGAACAATTATTGACACAGCCAGAAAAAATTGAAGCTTTAGTAAATTTGGCAGTTGGCGTTGCAGGTACTTTAGGTACAGCTTTTAGGGGCAAGCCTTTAGTTGGCGTTGCAGGTATTACGCAAGATGGCGAAGTGATGGCAATAGTTGATAGTTTAATGAGTAAAGGCGTAACTATTGATCATTTAAGAAAGTTAAATGAAATGAGTAATTTAAAATTATCTAGTTTATTATTAATGTTATAAAATGCCAAATATTACAGCAGATAAGGTTGTTAATCATTTAATGTATGCAAAGGCAAATGTTAATGCGTATGAGCCAGGCGGTAAAATTGTTGTTAAAACTTTTACTCCTGGTCAATTAATTGGCAAAGTTTATAGTTACATTGAAATAAACAATGATTTATACTGGATGTTTTACTTAACACCAACAGACTATAATAATTTTAATGCTGTATATGTAAAGCACGACGCAAGTAAATTGCGTTTACCTGATTTGCCAGCAATACTAGATCAAATTGCAGCAGAAAAAAAAGCAGCAATAATTGCAAAAGATGGCGTTTTTAGTTATTATTTGCAAACGTATTTGCCTTACATAATTGGTGCAATAGTTGTTTCAATTGCTTTGCCATCAATAGTTAAAAGCGTAAATAAATGACAAAGAAAAATAGCACTTTATTAATATTATTATTTATTGCAGTAGTAAGTATTGCAGCAACAAAAAAAAAGAAAAGAAAAGCAGGTTCATTGATTTTAACTTTAGATCCTGGTGAATTTTTACCTGATAATTACAACCAATAATTAGTATATGAAAAATAAAATTGTTTATTATGCTTTAGGCGCAGTTGCTTTATACTATTTATATGACTGGTATAAGAAAAAACAACCAATGCAAACACCAATTGCACCAGGTACAAATGTTTTACAAGCACCAATACAACAAAACACAAGTTTAATGCCTAGCAGTCCAGTTCAAAATGATTTGGCGCCAGGTTTAAGCATTGTTTCAGATATGGTAACAAATACACCAGTAATTAATAAAGACATACCAACGTATCAAACTTTATATGTTCAAAGTTTAAACGGCGTTAAAGTTGGTATTGTTCCAATGATTTGTTAAACAACTTTTGCTTTCACCTTTAAATAAATAAAAATGAATTTTGATATAAAAGCAGGTTTTATAAATTATACTGTAAGTTTTATTACATACGATACTAGCGGATGGGTAACAAGTGACTGTAACAGTATTTTATTTATTAATTACGGAACAAACCCAGTAACTATTGAAAATGTTACTTTACAACAAAATCAAAGTTTAAATATTGAAGGCAACGCTGGCGAATATACACACACAAGATTTTTTGCAAATTTTATAGGATCAGGAACAAATAATTTAGTAACTGTTAAGAAAAATTATATTGGATAATGCCTAGAATAGATTTAGATATATTAAACCAAAAACAAACGCCTGCATTTTATGCAAGTAGTCTTGCAACAAGACCAGCAGCAGGATTTGTTGGTCGTATATTTATTGATAGCGACAGCCCAAGCACTGGTTTATATCGTGATACAGGAACAGTTTGGGTACAAATTGCAGATCCTGGCGCAGGAACAACTGGCACATTGCAACAAGTTACCACAAATGGCAATACAACAACAATTGGTATTATTTCTAATACTCTTAGTACACCATTATGGAATACAGTAAATAGTGATAGTCCTTATTATTTTGGAAGCACTACTGTAAATGATTTTTTTAAAATATTTAATTCAATAGGAAGTACATTAGATCAAACTGAAATGGTATTTCAAGTTGGCGATAATGGACAACCTTATGCAAGTGGTGGCGAAAGATTTAGATTTAATTATGATAATAGCGGAGGTGGAATTGCTGCAAAAGACGTTTTTATTGTTGATTATAATTTAAGTTATTTCAATACTAATTTAGGAATAAATACAGCTACACCTGGTTCTCCTTTAGATATACATACAGGGACTGGAATTAATGCAACTTTTAACGGAACGGGTACAACTAATAGTATTTTACAATTTCAATTAGCTGGTATTGGAAAATGGAATATAGGAAATTTATATAATGCCAGTGCAAATGATTTTATTATAAGAGATGTTACTAATGCAATAAACCGTATTACAGTTAAAAATACAGGGCAAACTTTTATAGGTAATGATACAACAAGTTCTGGTTTATTGGTAGTTAATAGTTCTACAAGCGATAATCATATTGTAGCAATAGGTGCTAATGCACCAAGTTTAAGGTTAAGAGATTCTGGTAGTGGTGGTGTATTAAGTTGTGGTTTAGGTATATCAACTGCAACTAATAATTTTATACAAGGTTCAGAAAGTGGCAACTATTGTATATTTAATAGTAGTACAACTGCAAGCCCGATACTATTTGGAATTTATGATGCTGGAACAAGTAACACACAAGAGGCAGCAAGAATAAGCGCAGCAAGAAATTTTTTAGTAGGAACAAGCACAGATTCTGGACAAAAATTACAGATTAACGGAACAAGTGTATTTTCAGGAACAGCTACATTCAGTCAAGATATTGGATGGGGTGGGGTTACTCCAACAGGAAATGCAGGTATATCAAATACAATAGAATCTTCTCAAGGTGCTCAAATTGCAGCAAGACAAGGAGTCCCACAATTTTACATTTCAAGTAATGTAAGCGGTACTCCTTATGCACCAACTAGAAAAGTATCAGGATATGCAGCACAATTAAGTTTAGATGGATTCGGTGGAACTATATCTTTAAATAGAGCCGTAACGTCAACAGCTGGTTCTGCAATTACTTGGATTAATAATTTAGCATTTGATAACACAGGTGCAGCTTATTTCTCAGGTGCAATAGCAATAGCTAATACAGTCACAGCAGCAGTATCAGTAGCAAGTACACATAAGGTATCAATTTTAATTGGCGGGGTACAATATTATTTATTAGCATCAAACGTTTAAAAATGAAAACAATACAACCAATAAGTATTTGGTATAATGGAACAACTGATAATGCAACTATCTTTAATTTAACTTGCATTAACGACAACTTATTTGATAGTGCTACCTTTTACTACGAATTAAAAGATAGTGCATTTATAACCATTGCAAGCGGTAATTTAACAATGATTGAGCCAGACTATACAACTGACTGGACTACAAATAATTCAGCTTATTTATGGGCTGCAACTCAATTAAATTTAGATATTACAGGCAATTATAATCCAGCATAATAAAATTTTTTCCTTTCACCTTTAATAAAAAAAAACAATGGACAAAAAACAAGCCCTAGGAATTTTGAAACAAATTTTGGATGCAGCCAGTAAAAGCGGATTATTTGAAAATATGGAAGCAAGTATGACAGCCGCAAACGCTTTTAATATTATTGCAACCGAAATAAACAAAGACAATGGACTACACGCAATTACTGATTAGTGTTATAACTTTTAGCATTATTGCTGGCGGTTTTTTCTTTTCTACAAAAAACAGACTTGATAAAATTGAGCGTGATTTATACGCGCACAATAAACTTAATAACGAAATAGTAGATCGTTTAGCCAGGATTGAAACAAAACTTGATTTTTACACTAAAAAATAAATATTATGTTTAAAAATTGGAAAACAAGCTTATTTGGATTAGGTGCAATTATTACTGGCGTTGCTCAAATTGTTAAAGGTGATATACCAGGCGGAATTACAGCAATACTCGGCGGTTTTGGTTTACTTCACGCTAAAGATGCTACAAACAACGGTTTAAACCCGTAACAATGACTAAAACAAACAAATATTTATTAATTGGCGCAATAGTCTTAATAATTACTATGTCTAGCAATTCAGTATATGCAAGTTTGGCAACTTTTTTAAAAAAGTATGAGGAAGATAATAAAGCAGCATTGACAGCGTACAATGATGGTTTTGGGACTTATACAATAGGATGGGGATCTATTTATAATTATGATCAAGATAGACCAGTAATGGCAGGCGACACAATAGACCAGGCAACAGCCGACAGATGGTTACAAATAGAAGCTAAAAGCAAAATGGATGCAGTTAAAGAATTAGTTAAAGTTAAAATAAACAATAACCAATTAGTAGCTTTAGGATCCTTTGCATACAATGAAGGAATAGGCGCTTTAAGTAGTTCTACGTTATTAAAATTATTGAACGCAGGCGCCGATAAAGTTGCAGTAGCAAACCAATTTGATAGATGGGTTTATGCTAATGGCATAAAATCCCAAGGCTTAATAAATAGGAGAAATGCAGAAAAAGCATTATTTTTAAGTTGATTTTATAGGAGTTTTAAGTAATTGATTAGCCTGGTGTTTCTACGCTGGGCTTTTTTATGCCAAAAAATAAATTTGGTTATATGAATTATTTATTACTACTTTTATGTCGGACAAAAAAAACCCAATTTATGACAAAAAGAAATGACGCTGAATTAATCAGCCAGTTAGCCAATTACCAGGCAAAAATTTTAAAAATTGAAAATTTATTGAAGCTTGCCCCATTTAGGGAAGTAAACATTTTTTTCTATGCTAGTGAAATGTTTTGCAGCGTTGATCAAAGTATGTTACCTTTTAACCTGGGCATTGAGATTGATTTATTGTTACGTGAAAGCATTAATTATTACGAGCAAAAAATTGAAGATACCAATGCGCAACTACGTTAAAATAATTTACTTTTTTATTATTGCTGTACCAATAGCAATTATAACTTATTCAATCGCACATATTATTTACTTATTAAAAAAAATAAAATGATAGAATTAGATTCTAATTTAAAACGTGAAAAAATAGGCGGAAAAATTTGTTTAGAATGTAAAAACGATATTTTAAAAACGCAATGGTTTTATTCATTACGAAGACAACTTGAAAAAAATGTATATAGCGACAAATTTTATTTACATCAAAATTGTATAGATAATTATCAAAAATTTATAGAAAAAAAATATGAAACAATTTAACAAACCCGAAATACAGGCTTTAATAGCCTTATTTATTGCCGCAATACTTTGCGGTTTACTAGATCATTAAAAATAAAATTATGGACAACGAAGCAACCCAAGCGCTACAAACCAAACTACTTTTAAGAAAATACCAACCCGACTACATACCACCACAAGACCAGGTAATTTTTACAATACAAGAAAAATGTATTGGCACAATTCAAAATTTTATTGTTTTTTCTGGGCATTGTACCCCTATTTTTTATTAAATAGGGGTACAATGCCATTGGACTACCAAAAGCGGGTAAAAGCACATTTATTGCCGCTATGATAGCCAGCGCTTTTCAATCTTGGGATGTATTTGGTATGAAATTACATTTTCCAGTAGGGCGCCGCCGCATTGCTTATTTTGACACGGAAAGTTCTGATTTTGATTTTTACCGCCAAATCGGTAAAATTAAAAAGTTTTGCGGTTTAAATGGTTTGCCCGAATGGGCAGACTGTTTTACCGTAAGAGAGGACAACCCACAAGAAATAAGAGCAATGATAAAGCACTACCTGGAAACAAACCCCGATTGCCCTATAATTGTTATAGACGGGCTTCTTGACTTACTTTTTGACTACAATTCAGAAGTTGAAAGCCGTAAATTGGTAAACTATTTTAAAAAACTTACTAAAATACATAATTGTTTATTTATTGGCGTATTACACCAGGGCAAAGGTACAGGCGCGCAAACGCTAGGACATTTAGGAAGTAATACTGATCGATGGGCGCAAAGCACGCTTGAAATAGTTAAGGATCGGGAAAACAACACATTTACATTGCAACCTAGATTTTTGCGAAGTTCAGACGATTTTAAGCCAGTAGTATTGACAAATGAAAATGGCGAATGGGTAAGTAGTTCTTTTGAAAGTGAAAAGAAAAAGAACGAACATATAAAACGCCCAAAAGATTTTACGCCGCTAGATCATAGCAATTTAATGAATGAAGTTTTAACAGATCCTAAAAGCTATAAAAATTTAATTGCTGATATACAGGAACGAACAGCAAAGGGCGCTAATTATGCAAAAGAAATTTGCAAAATTTGGATAGCAAAAAACCTGGTTAAAAAAGACAATGAAAACAATTATTTAAAAAATTAATTATGTTAAAAAAACCAATAAGACCATTATTATACAATATCAAAATTAAAATTTATAAAAATGATAAATTTTTTGATAGCAAATTATTTGAAGATTTTGAAAAATTTGAATTTTGGATAACGCAAATGAAAAAAATTTGGAAACATAAAAAAGCATATAATTATAAGGATTTAAATTATGTTGAACCTATTTTAAGTAATGATACAATAATTAAAATTTATCAAATGTTTGAAAATAATAAAGAATTGCTTTTAACAACCTGGATAATTAATGATAAATATTTATGACAAAGAATTATAAACGTTTTATTGCGCATATGTTTAGATCAAAACAATTTGTTTTTGTAATACACAAAAGAGGTTTGCGGATTATTTACAACAACCAGGTATTAAATGAAACTGATCTTAATTTTTTGTTCGACATTTATAAAAAAACAAATGGCGCAATTAAGCGCCAGTTGTCGGACAATTTCCACAAACCCAATTTGTAAAAATCTTTTCCTTTCAATTCAAATATACGAAATGAAACAATATTATACTGCAATTATTTTTTTTATGCCAGCGCAAGAAATAACGCCGCGTAAATATAGAAACATAACAAATATTAAAAAGTTTAAATTTTTTGCAGCCTTAAGCGGAGGTTATTATTTTAATTACTATGATAAGGCAACAAAAGAATATAAAGGGCGTATATACTGCTAAAAATTACAATAACCCCCCAAAAAAAAGAAGCCAGCAAAGTTGCTGGTTTTTTTGTGCCTAGTATATACTGTTTTACGTTGTATATATTATTAAAGGTGAAAGGAAAAAATTGGTTTAAAGTGGTTTAAACCATATTTTTTATAGTGGTTTAAGTAGTGCGGTTTAAATATATATCTTTGGACTATAAGTCCAAAGATATATATTTTTAAATTGAAAATTTAACCTACGCGCACTATTTAACAAATTGTTAATAAATTAAATTAGAATTGTTTTTTTTAATTTTTTGTTATAAATTGCCGTAATATGTCAAATAAAACGGTATTAGGCGTTGTTTTTGGTGGTGCAGTTGTTTACTGGGCTTATCAAAAGTATATTTTTTCAAATGCTGTTAGTTTTAATATTGGCAAGGTTAGTTTAGACGGTTCATTTTTTAATCCAACTATTAATTTAGATTTAATTATAACAAATCCAACTAACATAACAACTACAATATCAAATATTGTTGCAACAGCTTACTCTAATAATACTTTAAAAATTAGTGATGTGTTTTATAATCAACAAACAGAAATTAAAGCTAACAGCCAGGTTACTGTGCCATTGGTTTTATTTCCTAGTGTAACTGGAGTAATTAATACTATTAAAGAATTGGTTGCAACAAAAAAAGGTAGTTTTCAATTGAAAGGATCAGCAAGTATTGACAAAATTAATTTTCCTTTTAATCTTAATTATAGTTTGTGATTAATAAAAATGAAATTTTAGGCAAATTAACGCCTTTTAAAAATTACCAGGTAATTGTAAGTCACGATCAAACAGTTGGCGAAATAATAAACGGAATTTTAAACACACACGAAAAGTACAAAAAAGAATACGATAAAATAAGTGAGTATTTTATTGGAGACAACGAAATAGAAACGGCACAAAATATTTGGAATTTTTTAAAATCAAATGTGCCTTATTATATAGAAGATACAAAAAACCAAACATTGCGAAGCCCAAGCGCAATTTTTGCAATGCCTGGAGATTGTAAAAGTTACAGTCTTGCGGCAAACGGGATTTTAGATAGCCTTAATAGAAAAGGCGTTTTTAATATACCATTAGCATATAGGTTTGCAAGTTATAAAGAAAACAACCGAGAGCCACAGCACGTTTTTAGTGTTTTGTATCCTGGTACTAATAAAGAAATTTGGATTGATCCTGTTTTAAAAAGGTTTAATGAAAAACGACAACCTACATTTTATAAAGATAAAAAATTAAAAATGGCACTAATTGCAATGTCAGGCGTTGAAAGCACAAATACAACTGCACAACTAGAAGCGTATAGAGACAAATTAGTTAATGAAAGGGATAGATTGCTAGTTGCTGGACAATTAACGCCAGGATCAAGCAAAGAACTACAATATAAAGTAGCTATTAATAACGTTACACGACAAATTCAAGATGCTGGTATTAGTGGATTTGGAGATATTGCAACACAAGTAGGAAAATTTCACATTGGCGCAGATACTAGCGGATCAAGTAGCGATAATCAAGATAACAGCCAAGCAATTGCAGACGCAATAAAATTAGTTACTGAATTATTTGCTAACAAACCAAATCCAAATGACTGGATGGGATGGGATGCTTTAGACGTTAAAATTGGCGCGCCAT